CATGAACACAATTGGGTCTGACACGGTAAGGTTGTTTGATTCAAACGCACCACCGCCTACAGTGATGGTTCCTTGAATATTAGTATTACCGCTAATGTAAACATTACCACCAACACCAAGACCGCCAGCAACAACAAGTGCTCCAGTTGTAGCACTTACTGAGTTAGTAGCGATATTAACTGTTACAGATGTGTTTGGAGTAATAACCATTTGAGTTTTATCACTTGACAAACCGCCTGCCGCAAAAATAATTTTGTTTTGCTGACCATTACCACCAGTAGCAAGAACAAGGTTTCCGTTTCCTGCAGTGTTTGCTGGGGCTTCTAAGAAGACATAGCCATCATGATCACCGGTAATAGTAAAGCCTGGGTCATTAAAGTTTGCCGATGTAATACCCATGTCAATCCAGCCAGCATCATCAGTTCCTGCATCGGCATAAGCAATAATATCTGTTGAGCTGTTTGCATTTGTACCTAAGTTTCTAAAAGCGATCTGTGAGTAATCTGTAGTATTTGACTGAACCGTAAGGGTTGGGTTAGTCAGTGTTGCAGCAAAATTGACTGAGTTCGCACCAACAGTTGAGGCGGCATTTGCATTTATAGCGCCAGTTTGAATCAAAGTTGTAGCATTTATATTGTTTGCAGAAATATTAGCATTGACAGTAACTGCATTAGCAGTGAGTGTGCCGCTTAATGTTGCAGAAACAATTGACAATGAATTGGTCCAAGATACTGATGTCCCATCAGTCTTTAATACAGAATTTGCACTCCCAGATTGGCTTGGAATTTCACCAGTACCACCTTGAGAGAACAAGGTCCATTTAGACGCAGCTAAATCAGTAGCGATAGAACCACTGGTGCTCGTATACTCACTTGTTGCGATGTAAGCGTTCCCATCAGAAAACACAATGTCATTAGTAAAATACAAAGTGCTTGTTGCCCAAGCACCACGCCAGTTGGTACCGGGAACATATATTTCCCACTTTGCAGCAGCAAGGTCAGTAGTAAAAGTCCCCGATGTATGTGCCACTAGGCAGCTATAGGACACTCCGCCTCTAGTTACAATATCGTCAATTTTATATGCAGTAGCATTTGCCCACGCACCTTTGTAATCCTGACCATCGGCTAGTAGTGCCCAGTATGTCGCATTTGTTGGGAGATTAGCTGATGCCGATGTTTGATTAATATAGACATACGATTTCGCTCCATACGAAACAACATCGTTTAATTCATAAGTTGTTCCAGAGCTGTATGCCCCTCTATGGAAAAATCTAAGTCTTCCTAAATCTATTGCTTGTGCCATTTACGCAACCTCCAAAATCAAATGCGATTTATTATCAGTATACCATGAATAATTTAATTCAGATTGGCTTGTTAACCAATTAATGTATACAGAAGTATTATTAAAATCTATAGTTTCCCCTTCATCCATATTTTGCAGGCAATCAGATAAGTTTTCTCTGCCTGTAAACCTGAATCCGCCATCGTCATTCGCAACCAGTAAGCCATCTCCTGAGCGATAATCTGGGATCACGACAGGATCGCTATCCGAGTGGGCCTGTGCAGTGAGACGACCGGATTCGGGATCAAATTGCCATCCATGGAAATATGCTCCATCAAGAATTTCATGCTTCTTTGGATCCCACATAAATGCAGCTCCAGAAGCATTACCACTCCCACTGCCGCCGCTATTAACAAGATTAGGCATATTCTACCCCGCTAATATTAAAAGTCAAAGCACTGTTGCTTGACGCAACATAAACATTACTATTTGCCGGAATGACAATAGATGTATTGTAGTAAAGAACATCATTTTTGATTACAACTGCATTGCTAATGATTTTATTATTTGCAGCCGCTGTTGCCCCTGCAATCAGAATGTGAACATCCGCAGTAGCATTATCGGTATTACTTGTATTGCAAATATTAATTGATTTAATAATCGAGTAATTTCCGGCAGTGTTTGCAACCGTGTAAACATTAGACCCAGTTGTATTACCAAGATAAAATGATTTAGGAACTAAGTTAGCCATTTACGCCCCCATCCACATTAAAACTTCATTATCGTATGTTGTGGTGTTCATATCTTGAATAGTCACAGCGTCTAAAATATGATCAACAAAAGCTCCAGATGTATGTGATTTCGCAACCGTTCCATCATAACCACGCGCCTGAACTGTAAATGAGGATCCGGCCCTTGAAGAGATCAACATTTTTTCTTCATCAGATGTGCCTCGATCAACAACAACAGCAAACGGATTTGAGCCAGAAGGAAACCCTTCAGCATCTGTTACGGAGAAAGACGAGGCGCTATTGGAGATGTTAGCACTCAAGTTGGTTCTCAACGCCGCTCCTGTAAATTCTCTTCTCAACATACCAATCCCCTAGTCAATGCTGATATCAAGATCGCCTGTTGCGATTCTTAGAGTATCCCCAGCATCTGTTGTTTTATTAGTTGTAAGCGTTCCGTACAACAACATATTTCCACTCGTTGAAGCATCAAAAATGCCAATCGCTACTGTTGTAGCCGCTGGCATTCCAGTAAAGTCAATATTAGAATCATTTGATGTTGCGCCGCTTGATGCTCCGCTAAATGTTGCAATTTGGCGGGCATATGAGCCCCCAGTTACTTCTGTTCCACCACCAGCATCCGCTGGAGCTACTGTGAATAGGGCAATATAAACATCAGCCGGCATCGTATAAGAAGTCGTACCAAGAAAATGGTCAATCAGTTTATTTTCAAGATAGTTTGTAAGATTGCCTGCCATTATTATCCCTCCAGATTATTATAATACATTTCCTTTTCTTCGTCATTAGGCAATCTGAAGTTAGGAAGTCTCAACAAGCTATTTGCTTCATCAGAAGAAACTTCACCCATTGGCTGAGCTCTGGTAAATCTAAATCCAGAACCTGTAATATATCCAGCCCCGCTCTCAAAATACAGCAGGACACTTTGTTCATTATTTGTAAAAATCACAGATTCAACAACAGTAGAATCTTCATCAATAACTTCGTCAACAATTTTCTTTTTTGGTGCAGCCGGCTTTTTAGCAGCTACTTTCTTTTTTGGGAGTACAGACTCACTTGTTACAACATTATCTCTATTTACCATATACCAATCCTATCATTCAAATGAACTTAAATCAATTTAACATAATAATAGGCGGGGGTATAATCACCCCCGCCCATCATCATTAATTATTTATATTAAAGAGTGCGCAGCTTGACGTTCTTTGCAATCACATAAGAATCAAGATTCTCAACATTGTTTGCAATACGCATGAACTGTGTGTACTCAATGGTGTCAGTCTTTGGTTGGAACTGACGGTACAGTGTGATATCGCGGTGGATACCGATCACCTTGTTATTTGGGAATGTAAGCTCTACATAACCATGGCTGCCCGATGTTGGTGAGTAATCACCAGCAACTGTTTCTGGCATCAAAGGAATTTCAATCAATGGAATACCATATGGTGAAAGACCAGTTGCGCCTGGACCGCCGTTCGCACGGATCGAGCCATTCATGAATGCCTGCTCACCGTAAGTCGAACCTGGAGCTGGAGCTCCAGCGGTTGCTGCCGTTGCCGAGTTTGGATTCTGCAAGCTAAACGATGTGTCTTGCACAACGCCTGCACCTGCAAAGAACCTCAACTCATTACGACGCTGTAGGTACTTAGTTGGCATGTTACGAAGAACTCTGTCGTATGTTGAGCGGGAAATATTGTTTCCTGCTTCGTCAACAACAGTGCCGCCTGCAAGAGACAACTTTGTAAAGCCATCAAGTGCCTTCAAGAGTGCATTGTTCGAAGATGTATTGCCGTTAATCAAAAGATCATCAAGATCGTTTGCTGTCTGGCGAGCCATAATCTGAGCAAGGTGATCTTCCAAGGAAGCACCTTCAATGTTATCCTCAAGGGACTCTGTGCTCAATTCCCAGTCAAGGCGAAGCTTAACACTGGACAGCGAAACTTTTGTGAAAGTCACTGCAGCATTAGTACCGGTATCGGATGCTTCTGTTGCCTTAGCCATGAGTCTTGTACCAACCGACACCTTGTCGATGTCCATTGTTGGTGTGCGCATACGCACAACTCTGGAATTTTTCATGAGGTTAGATTGATCAACTACGAAATCAATAAAACGATTTGATTGCTCTGCATTAAGCAGACCACCTGATGCATTGCCAACGACACTCGTAGTTACTTCGTTAGCCTTTGCAAGGATTTCTTCTTGTGTTGCCATAGTAGTTTTTCCTCCTTACCTTATGACTTATAGCCTAAGGAGCTAATTAACCCCTGTGGCAAATACATGTTGCCCCAAAATGATGTTGGTGCGGACTTTACTAGCTCCTCGCCTTCTTCATCGTCTTCTGGGTCAACGCTCTTCTTCACAGCACCAGCTTGGGCAAAGCCTTCAACTTTTGCTGTTTGAACTTCTAGAGCCTTCTCAGTTGTTTCCAACTTCTCAGCCAACTCTACTTTCTGAGCTTCTACACTCTTAGTTACTTCCTCGATCTTGGCATTAACATTCTCTTCAACTTCTTGCTTAAATGAAGTCGCAAAGTCGTTAAGCTTTTGATCAATGACTGAACCAAGGGCTTCTTTAAGAACTTCAATATCCATATCTTGTTCCTCCACTTGTTCGACATTCACTTCAGCTTCAATTGAAGCTTCAGTACTATGCTCGGACTTTTCCAGTCCTAAATTATCAATCGGACCTAACCAATTAATAAACTTCTTGATAAAAGACAGTTTTGTATCTGTCTCTGACAAATTATCCATAGGTGTTACATTATCATATTTTTCAACATTATGCAATTCCTTATCGACATTACATCCACAATTACTAGATTTTTCAATTTCCATCATGTACTCCTCATACAAATCGTCCAGAAGCATGTTTACAACATCATTATCAATCATATCGTCTTCCTGACTTTCAGAAATACTCTGAACGACTTCTTCATAATTTGAACCCGCAATAATCTCCAGTAAAGTATCTAACATGGAGTCATCGAAGTCATTTTCTGAAAAACTCTTCTTTTTAGTGTTGGCGTATCTTTCCAACATCCTTCTTCCCTTTGCAGCCAAAGCAGCGGCATCCTGCGCATTTTGCGGGACTGGTTCGCCCCATGCAGCGGCAGACAAAGCCAAGCGTGTTGGCTCACCATTTGGCTTTTTCATTGGGCCAGATGGGTTTGTGAAGAATCTAGTGAGGAAGGAGCCTTTACGGCGCATCTTCTCTGGAGTGTTGGCTGCACCCCTTACCCCGGGCTTCAAGTTTGCGCCCTCTGTTTGTTTAAAGTGTCTTCTGCCAGCAGCCGTCAATCCACCCTTCGGGTCTTTCAATGGTTGCTTTGCCTTTTCAATTTGGCAATCAAGGTCGCAGTCAAGTGCGTAATTCAATCCGCCATCATTATTCATTTTTACAAGATCAATAGTTGCGAGGGCATTTGCTGGGTTATCAACAAGGCTCAGCTCGCCAAGGTCATATTGTTTAATAATTGAAATAGGACGACCGTTGTGCATTTTACCAGCCATCACTTCTTTCTTGGTAATTCTGCCGCCAATAGAAAATGCACGAAGTGTGCCATCAAGGATCTTCTGCCAAGTATCCTCGGCACCTTTAGAAATATAAGCTTCAACCTGAATTGCATTATATTCCTGACCGTCAGCGCCCTTCATCTTCAATGGCTTGTAACTGATGGCCTTGCCGACAGCAATGGGGGCATGCATTTCACGGATATTGCCCTGCCAGTTTTTAAATGCAATTTCAGACGCAGCAAAGTCAACAATGTCATTAGATTTGTCAATATTATCTGCAGTTGCAATGCCAGAAACAATACGCTGTTCCTTCTTAATCATTTCAATTGGGAAAGAAATATTAAAGTCGTTCATATAGATAATTAAAACCAGTATAATACACTATTTTAATGCAAGCAAATTATGCAACAGCATAAACAGCAAGTGTTACGCCCGCTGTCATAACCTGAAATTTTGTATAATCACCAGGGATTTCGACATAGTTTTTGTTTGCCGGAATTAGAACCTCGTGAGGTCCACCGTTCAGCCTTACCACTGCATCCGTGCTTTCATTTGTATTGTGAAAGTAAATACTCGCAGTATGATTGTTTAGAGACACAGTATTTGCTGTGCTATCTACTGCCGTATCTGAAAAAATAATACCCATTGTATGACTCATTGATTACCTCCTGTGGAATCTTGTACTTCGCCTCTTTCTGCTTGATCACCAGACGCTCTCGGGTCGGAAGCGCCTTCTGGCGTATCCGACCTGGCATTTCTTGGCTGCGAGGCTTGATTATTAGAATTACCAACTGGGGCTCCCGCACCAGTTTGCTCTTTCTTAATTTTTGTTGGGAACGGCAATGGCTCATCACCATCCGTGCGCTCAGGTAAGCCGAGCTGCTGGCGGACTTCGTTCGGGGCAATAACTTCCGTTCTCAAATATCTGTCATTGATTCTAGATTGAATGTCTTCATCAATCAAATCAATTCTCTTAAACTGTAAAACAACCATGTCGCTAAACTCAGCAACAACACGATTCAATCTTTTTTCAATAACCGCCTGATCTGGACCGATCACCTGAGTTTTGAATGTTTTGTCTGCATCTCTAGACACGGCGAGGTTGGCGTTATCATACACACCAACTTTCGGAGCAGGGACTCTATTCGCAACAAGAATCTCGTCACGATTTGATTTACGATATTTATCAAAAGATGAATCCTGAATGCCGGCTTCAAGTTTTTCAAATTTAATATCACTATCAGAACCAATAGAGGCTGGAATCGGAATAACAAGGGTCCCGTGATTACGGCCCTTCACTTCTTTTCTAAAGTAGTTAATCAATTCTTGTTTTGACTTATTGCTAAGTTTTGCACCTTTTAGAATAATTGCATAACGCGGGATTGCTTTATTTTCAAAGTAATCAATATTGTATTCCTTTGCAAACTTATCTCCAACAATTGCAGCAGCGGCAGAAACTGCCGAGGGAATGCCATAATATGTATTCTTTGGAGAGTATGTTTTAAAATGAATAATCTCATTTGGATTTGGATCGGTGTTGATTGGATCCTCAGTTTCTTTATCTTCAAAGTTTCTAAAGAACACTGCGGAAATTTTATTGCTCCTAGCAATCTGAACGAAACCATCTCTTTGACGGCGAACACGCATAAGTGTTCCTGGAATGTGACCAATATAGCCAATCTCCCCTGCATTGTTACGACCAATTTCCATATAGCCGTTACCAATCGTAAGAACATCTTGCCAAATCTTTACCATTGTTTCATTGAAGGTTTCTTCTTTGTTAGTGTTTTCAAAAATATCTTCAAGCATCTGCCTTTCATCTTGAATATATTTTCTAACACGAGAAAGCTTTTCTGGATCGCCCGAGACTTTCTCTAACTTCCTTTTTGCTTTAATTGTTTCAACAAACTCATAGCCAAGGCCAACTGTATTCATGACTCTTGCCGCAATAGATGCATTGTGAATTGCACTTGAATCATAAAGCCCCGCAAGATTGTCTAAATCATACGGCGGGTTTACGATATCGTAAAGACTGTAGCCATCAAGAGTCTCTGGGTCAATATACTTTGTTGCTACTCCATCAATTCCCTCATATTTCTTAGCAAGCCTTGATACTTTTCTTTTCATTTTTGGGGAAAGACTTGAATATGCAATTTTTGCAAATGGGTCATCACTTACAGGAGTGGAGTCAAATCCAAAATATGATAAATCATCAATCTCATCCGTTACTGGCTCATCAACTACATGCACTATTTTATTTTCCATGTTTCCTCAATCCGTCAAAAAAATCTTCATACGGGTCTGGTATGTGACCATTATTCAATCTATCCACCTGATCATCTCTTTCAGATGCAGTAATCTTTCTCGCTCCATGAACCCAAGCAACCTCACCCTCGTCACTTCCAGTCCAGTACTTAGCGGCGGCAAGAACTCTGTTTTCAATGTCTTTATCGCCAACAAAACCTTCTGCTGACAGAAAGCCATCACCATCCGATAATGCTTGACCATCTGGAAGAACCCAAATGCAAACACCGTAAGTCCTTTCAGGAACCCAAATCCTTTTATTCTTTACCGCATCCATGCTCATTAAATCTATTGTACATCATTTTTCTTAAATAAAGCACAATAGCGACACAAGTTGTCAAATATTTTACAGTTTTAACAGGTAATGATACTTGTCTCGCACCAAATTAATATTTTTAGCGTATTGGGCAAGCACCTGTTGCGCAATCATCAAAGTCAATGGTCAAATCCATTGAGTTTTCTTGAAGTGGAACGCTAAGATCTAGCTTTGCCGATGCTTTTTCGTATTCTTCCTTGCTAATTTCCTCATATGGAGGCAAAGCGAAGTTGTGATCGACATGCAACAGGAAAGATACCGACTTTACGGAAGAATTATAATTCTTACTCAACCAGTCTTTAATCAGAGGCAGCTCCTCTTTGCGGTAATACACCGTTACCGAAACAGCGTTGTCCGCCCAAATAGTTTGCATTCTCTTAACCCACTCAAGTTGTTCAATCGCAGTCATATTGGCGGCAAGGATTGAGTTCTCAGGAGACTTGCATGGGAATTCAATAACATACCGACTATGGTCTTCTCGACCATCAAGCCCCATATCCCAAGTAACCTTGTAACCTCTTCTACGACAAGCATCGACCAACGGGTCAACCGAGCTAAACCTAACTCTGCGAATATAGTACGGAGCAAAAGCTGGGTGGATACCGGGAGTTACACCTGGGAGAAGCGAAAGAGTGCCTGATGGCTGTACCGTTGTAAGACGGACAGATGGATTCCAACCGTTCTCGGCACTATAAGCTTTATCATATTCCTTCAAGAACGAATATGCATCAGACAGCCAGCCGATCTGTTTCTCATCACACTGCAGAATACCAGTGATAGATTGACCCAAACGAGCGTTCTTGTGCACGACAGAACTTGTCTTTTCGTATGGATAAGAAAGTCTTGTAATTTGCTTTTGTACCATGTACAGAAGCCTTGAGACCTCCAGCATTTGAGCAAGGCTTTCGATGTTTGGTAAGAAAATTGTTGCAAGGTTGCAAGACTCGCCATCCGCAAGTGCAATTTCTGCACAAGGATTAAAGCCTTCAATTGAAGGGTCGGGAGACTTCTCGCCCAAGCGACCGTAAGTTCTTGCGAGTTTCCTGTTCACCAAGCCGTAAGGTTCACCAGTGCCGTCATAACCCTTCCACAACTCGCTTACTATTTCATCGTAAGCATCAGCATAAATAGAGTTGTTACTATTAGCTCTCCACGCAGGTATATTGCCGCTGCCCCAATTTTTTGCTTTAAGGAACAACATGTCATCAGGATCACCGATTGCAATTTGCGCAGACCTTCGTGAAGAGCCAGAGATTACGATTCTTCCAATGATATTGCAAATGTCCAAGACATCAATGGAGCGAAGTTTCTTACCAACACGCTCATCAAGAACCTTGCAGATATCGGCAACTCCATCAACCAAAGCCCCCGATCCCGAAGCGGTACCTCCGAATGTCTTGAGTGGTGTACCAAATTCACGAATTAGCAAAGTTGAGTATGTAAAAGATTTACCAGAAATAAAATATGATTCAAGCACTTTATGAAGCAACTCTCGCCAACCCTGTCTTGAATCTGGGACGATAAAGTCAGCATCATTACTTCTTTCGGCAGTAATTGACTTAACCGCTTTGACCTTTGGCAGTTCATGAATCTTTGATCGCTCCACCGAAAAGCCAACACCTCCACCCAGCATCAGGTAATCAAACAAAAGTTCAAAGTCTTCAATTTTCTCAATGTTTGTATAAAAACAATTATTCAATGAAGTACCCGAGAATTGAGATACAAGAGGTGTGCCAAGCTGCCAGAGGGCTCTGCCAGATACTGAGCATCGAAGCTGGAACATGTGATCAAACAACTGCTCGGCTTCTTCTTTGGAGAATGGAACGCCAATATCGACTGCGCCATCAATTATTCTTTTAATGGTTTGTACCCATGTCTCAGTTTTATTAGTACCTTCAATTTTTCTACTATAGGTTCTAAGGAAAACAACTTCTCCAAGACCACCAAAACCCCAAGGTGGGGTCTTTGTAATATAGCTAGCAATAAATTCGGGTGTCAATAGGGACATGTGCATACCTCCAATAGTAAGTCAACCATCTTATCTGCCCAATACGATTTGCGCAACTAAAAGTGCTTAGGTCTAAAGAAAAGAATTTTCGTAAAACTGAATTCTTTTGATAATCATATCCGCTACTTTTGACCACGAAAAATCGTGATGCAAAATTTTAGCGGACTGTATTGTATATTTTTTAAACTCATCATATTCAGAAACAACATGAGTCATTAAATCCATCAACTGCTCCATGTCGGGATAAGCCCACATTCCTGTATCTTCTCCATACTGATTGCTGTTCCAATCTGCGGTACTGTATGTGCAGGACAATGGGATTGAGTATTTAGCAAAATCAGAACAACCAGTAGCGTCTGTGACGATTGTCGGCATTCCAGTACAAATAGTTTCAAACGGAATCATTCCAAAGCCCTCCCCACTTGTTGGGTAAACCAGGCAATGGCATTTATGATACAACGCAACTAAATCTTCGGTGCTAAGCGACTGAGGTATCCCAATTATTTGAGGATGCTGAGTTGCTGGAACAAGCTTATTGTCCAAATAAACTTCTGCATGACAGAAGTTATTGTATTTCAAAATTAATTTAAAGTCGAGATTATCCTCATATAGATCAAGAAATGCATCTACAACCATCTGGGCATTTTTTCTTTTTGAATCCCCGCCAACATGAAGGAAATTAAAAGTTTTAGTAATTTCACGATCAATTATGGAAAAATCATCAGATATCCCGTGCGGGATCACATGGATATTGGGATGAACATTATTCTGGGTATATACATCTTTTACAAAGTTAGATGTTGCCCAGATCTCATCCATCTGTTGCATGTTGTAGTGCCAACCCGAAGGGATCTTGGTAGATTCCCATGGAGTGTAACCAATTTTGTATTTGTTTTGCAATTGGTAATAATGCGGCTGACAGAAGTTGATATGAAACGGTATTTCATTTTTATTGTAAAATACAGCAATTTCTTTTTCCTGAAGGGCAGATATGATTTGAAGCGCAGCCGTGCTGTATCCTTGGCTATACCAAGGTAGGCCGCTAGCATCTACATTCCCAGGACTAAACCAGCTAATTTTTTTCATAAAAATTATTTACGTTTTCTTTTGTCTTTTGTAGGTGTGTCTTCGATATCAAAGTTCAAACATTTTACACCATTTTCAATAAACTTGCGGGCCTGTTCTTCAGAAATTTCACAAGTAACGGGCAAATGGCTATACATGCATTTCGAAGCCGCCAGCCAGCATCCGTTGGCCTGTACTAGGGTGATGTAATTATTGTCGACAATTGCCGAGCCGCTGTAGTCGTCTGACTCTACAATCCCAATAATTTTCATACAAAAGTATATCACTTTCACTATTATTATCAACAAAATACTAAGTACACTAAGAATACCAATATGCTTATTGTATATATAGTATAAGTGTTTACTAAGCGTACTAGTGTGCTAGGCATGCTACGCATGCGAAGCATACCATATGGGAAAGACCTTTGTCTCAAGAAAATATTTTTTTTGCAAGATTTTTTTAAAATTCTGTGAGATAATCATATTATGATTTACGGATTAATTATTTACCTGCTCTATATGACGCTCAATGCATTTTTGCTAAAAAGTGCAATATCACTGGGGTTTGATCACAACATAGGCTGGGGGTCAGCAATTCTATTTTCTTTAGTATCTAGTATGTTTGTTGTTGTTCATAGGTACAGAAAAACAGATGTACAAGATTAATGAAATTGATTTTTCTTATTTAGAAAACAAACAGGTGCTATTATTAAGTGACACTGGGTACCCATACCCTTACATTTTAGAATTTATTGAAAAATTAAAACACTCAAATGTGAGTATCTATATCTGCCCAGCTACAACTTCCCAGTTTGTTAAGCTATGGCTTCTTGTTGTTCTTGATAAAAAAGTAAAAATCATAAAAGATAAAAATTATAAAATGTTTTTTAAAAATAAAATTGATGAATTTGAAATTGTAATAATTTTTGGTAAAAAGAAAAATGATGAGCAAACAACTTTGAGGAAATTGCTCAAGAGTATGCTATTGTCATATAAAAATATAACCGTTGTAACAGAAAAAGGGATTGACTGCGATGAGAATAATACCTTACGAAGGTGAAGAGGATCTTGAAAATATTGATAGTTTGTCAATCATCATAAAAGCTGTCCCTTTTGAAAACACATATGTCCCGGCTTTCTTTATTCAAAGCCCCGATGACGATTACCCAATGTCTATTGATGAACTTAATTGTTTAATGGATGGCATTGAAATTGCAAATAGGTCAGTAGACCACATTATTTCTTTTTTATTAAAAAAGTCTTTTGAAGAATTTGATAATAAAAATAAAGAGGAGGATGACGAGGAATGATTTTAGGTGGTCTTAAAGACGACTTTCCCTACCCAGAGAAGTTGTGCCCGTATTGTAATTGGAAATTAAAACCAGTAAACGCAGTTCATTGGCATGGGGACATCTATCAATACAAGGCGCTGTATTTAGATGAGAACCCAAATTGTCCCGCCTATGATGAAGGGGCGAAGCAAGCCTATGCTCGCATCTATTACACATCAGAAGATGCGTTTAATTATTTTAGGGATGTAAAAATGCCAGTCCAAAGGTGGACTCAAGAGGACCTATACTCAATTTACCAATAATATGGTAAAATATTGAATTATGCCTGTTCGTTCTTGCTCAGATGGAAACAACCCCGGTTATAAGTGGGGGGATAGTGGTAAATGCTACACCTACACCACGGGTGATCAGCAATCAATGGAAGCCGCAAAAGCGAAAGCTCAAATGCAGGGTGTTGCTGCAAGAGTTAACGGTTATGAAGAAAAGGCGAATGAAGTAACGACTGGCTCAATGGGTTCGGGCATCAAGAATCCTCAACAAGGATATAAACCAAAGAAGAAAAAGAAAAAAGAAGATTTTGGTAAAAGCCTTGATCAATGGTTTAAAGAAAGATGGGTGGATATATCCCGACCAAAAGCTGGCGGTGGTTTTGAGCCATGCGGCAGAGCAGACGCTGAGTCGGGAAAGTATCCTAAGTGCGTACCAGCCGCTCGTGCTGCAAGAATGACACCTGCGCAGATTGCATCGGCAGTCAGGCGCAAGCGCACAGCTGAGTCATCCCAGACAAGGCAGGGTAAAAAGCCTATTAATGTTTCAACAGATGTTGAGAAAGCATCTCGCAATGTTCCAACCAACCCCTCTCTCTACGCCCGAGTCAAAGCTGAGGCTAAAGCGAAATTTGATGTCTACCCCTCAGCCTACGCAAATGCATGGCTTGTCCGTGAATATAAAAAACGAGGCGGCGGTTATAGAGTTGTAAACAAGTCCGAGGAATTTGTGAATAAAATTGCAGATGACCTTGATGAGCAAGAGGCAGTCTTGGCTGATATGCTGGTCGCAATTACTCGTCGGTATGGTAAGTTTAACGAAGACGAAACAGGTGTTTGGGCTGGCTACGACTCCCCAGATGAAAATGATGTAGCTGACATCGGAGTTAAATGTTCTAATTGCGTTTTATATGAAGGCGAAGGGGTGTGCAAGATACTCGCACAAAAAGTTGAGGAAGAAGGCAAGTGCAGATTTGCCATCATCCCAGACGGCATAGTTGAGCCAGAAGAGGATGATGATGAGGAAGATGATGAAGAAGCCATCATGAGTTATATTATAAACAGAGTTAAAGAATATTTAATGTGATATGCTTATAAGTATATCTTTGATATAAGGAGAGTTTATGAAATTTATTAGTATCCCAGTGGATAATGCCGAAGCAATGATTAATCAGCATTCATTCCTAAAAAATAAGAACGAAGAAATGGCAAAAGCTGCTTTTACACAAATGAAAGAATTTGTTGAAGCCGCCTCTTACCATCAGCAGCAGATTGATGTGCTTGGTAAAGCAATTAAAGATGTTACTTTCATGTTGACAGAGACAAAAACAACCCTTTCAGGCAGCGATGGCGGCTCAACGAGTGAAGGTACTTCACCAGCACCGTCACCATCCACAGCGTTCGGTGATGGCGATCCAGAAAAGGTCGCTGTCCGTAAAGCTGATCTAATTAGCTCACTAAAGGCCCACGAAGACCAGTTCGGTTCTTTTGACATTAATGTCGATGTAATCGCTGACTTCTTAATGGCTAAGTGATCTATGGAAGCAATTATTGTAGCAACCATTGCAGCCGTGGGTGGAATACTCGCAGCACTAGTGCAGATGAGCAGGAAAGAAAATAAAGCAGATCATGGTATTGTAGCTCTTTTGCTAAAAGACTTGCACGAGGATGTCAAAGATGTTGACACTAAACTTGAAAAACATATTGATTGGCACACAGATAAAGTTATTGCAAAAAAAGTAGTAAAACCAACAACTGTTAAAAAATAAATTTAAACGAGCGCTTTAGGCTTATAGTATTCCGAAAGGTTATTATGGGATTACTGAGGCGCTCGTTTTTTATTTAAAAAACTTTGATTCCCCGTTGATTTCGTTTTCTAAAAATGCTAATATGATTAGACCGAGAGAAGGGCTAGGTATGTCAGAAGACAGCATTCACGAAGAAGAACCTGGGTTTACGGCGACAAGAGAGTTCGATGCTATTTTTAATAAACTAATCGCATCAGTCCCCGCATCCAGCCAGAGAGAGGCTGCATCTGTCATATATGGTCATTACAAAGGTTGGGCTCCATCAAAGACCATTAAGTATTACAACATTGATGAAGAAACATATTCAACATACGCTGAATTTTTTAAATTCAGAGAAAAGGTGGTAAATAAAATGGCTGGAAGAAAATCTAAGCAAGATAGCATTGTTAACTTTCTTAACGGAAATGTCGGGAAGGTTGTTACACCTGTGCAGTTAGCTACAGATGTACAAATCTCACTCCCGACTTTTTATAATTTCTATAATGCGAATCGTTCTTACTTTAAAAAAGTAAAACGTGGACATTTTGAAATTATTGACCCTAAAGTTGAGCGAGCAAATAGCTAACTATGGAAAAAACAGTGGTTGTGCGAAACACAAAATCATGGGAATTCTGCGCGGAAGAAGCCGTAAGCGATTTGTTTTGGTTTGTAAATAGGTTCGATGTAACTCGCATGACCATGGAGTGTGGTACTTCCCAAAAATCAAGAACGAGCAATCCTTATTGGAAGAATCTCAATATTGACCTATCAGGCAATCATATTGATAATATTAAAAAAATTACCGATTGGTGTATTGATAATAAAACATGGGAAAGCGATCCACACTATTCCGTAGATAGAAGTGAAGATGAATTAATGCATTGCCGGCAGTACCATAGTTGGCTATGGTCAATGATTGGTGCTGTCAGCTTGCATTACTGTAAAATAAATGGTATTTCTTTAAATCAAAAAACGCTTTCTTCTACTTTAGTTAAAAAACAAAAAGATTACGGACCAAAAAATATTGAAAGATTTGGTCTTAACGGATTAACAATCCGAATGCACGATAAAGTTGCAAGATTAGAAAATCTTTTGTCCAAGCCAGAAGGCGTTACAAATGCAGTCCTGGGTGAAAGTATTTATGATACATTGCTTGATATTGGCGGCTACTCTGCGATTGCACTAATGTGGATTCGTGGAGAGTTTTTGCTGCCGATGGAAAATGCATGAGCAATCAGGCATGGTCTTGGCTTCTTGCTATAATGGGAGTTGTCGGCATTTTTTTTGTTGGTAAAAAAAGATGGGAAGCATTTGTTTGGCTAATATGTGTAGAGTGTTTATGGACAGTGTTTGCAATTATTAGCAAACAGTATGGCTTTATATTTGGTTCCGTTTTTTACGGGATTGTATATGTAAATAATGTTTTTAAGTGGAGGAAAGATGACCGATAATTTTTATGACCCAGAAAAAAATTACAATCCCTGGGCGGTTGAGAAAAGTTTTGAAGACTGGCTGCTGCTGGGTATCCAGAATAATTGGATTAGTAAGCCAGTGTGTTCTACCCACGATGGTATCCCGCAAAGTTTGGAAGAAGATAAAGAATGGGAAAATGGCGGAGACCCATGTATTTATGCACTTCGCCTATATGTAAATGAAGAAGAGAAGAGACTTGTAGAAGAAAACTCAGGTATTGTAAATGGCTAAGCAACCTGCTGTGCCTCAGGAAATGGATGTTTGGGTTGTTCGCTATGTTAACAAACTAAAAAATATGATGGGGTTGTCTCATTGGACGATTCTTATGCAAGCGAAGCCTTGCAATGTGGATGCTCTTGGAGAAACAGAAGTAGTTCACGGTCAGCATTTAGCAAAAATGTATTTACATAAAGATTTTAGAAAAGATACCCCCGAGGATCTTCGGGCAACCATTGTTCATGAGTTGTTGCATTGTCATCTTGCAGTAATTGAAGAAGCTGTTGATGAGGTATTAAAGCCGGACCCTGAAGATGCCAAGAGTAAGGCAATTCATAAAATGGTGCTATCGCTTATCCAATATGAAAATGAGCGGGTCATTGACTCTCTTTCAGAATCAATGGGAAAATGGCTTCCAACTCCTGATATGCCAAAGCCAAGGGTTAAGAAGAAATCGGCAAAGAAAGTTGCTAAAAAACAAATAAAAAGAAAAATATAAAATGAAAATTCCAAACAACATGATTCCTCATATTGAAAAGATATTCAAGGGAGAATATGACATTGCATATGAAAATGAAAATCCAGTGATTTTAGATATTGGCGGTAATATTGGTGGGTTTTGTTTATGGGCTAATAAAAAATGGAAAAATTCAAAAATATATTCATATGAACCAATTAAAAATAATTTTGAGATTTTAAAATTAAATACAAAAGATTTTGATAACATTATGATTATGAATCTTGCAATAGGTTCAAAGACCGAACAAAGAAAAATGTATTATGGAGCTCACAATGTTGGTGAGTGCAGTTTTCAACATGGCACTGAGCAAGTTGAAGAGGGCGAGGATGTTTCCGTTTTAGCGGCAAGTTTGCTACCAAAAGCAAACATTGTGAAAATTGATACCGAAGGGGCTGAGGTTGAAATACTAGAAAACATGGTTATCAAGCCAGATGTTTATTTGATTGAGTATCATTCAGCCTACGATAGAAGAAGAATTGATAATATATTGTATGACTACACACTTGTTGCGGCAGACATTGCTAATCCCAACTGTGGTATTGTTAAGTATGCACTCTCTAGTGCAATTAAATATGTTTAGCAACCTATAAAGGAATATGTAAAATGCCAGAACTGAACGCAAGCATTCCACCTATCGAGTGTTATGTGCGTGGTAACTTTTTGCGCGATCAAGTTGATAGCCATCATCTTAAATTTCCGTGTGTAATTTTTGGGGTAGCATCAATACCAGATAGAGCGCCTGTGTTTCATTTTTTAATGGAAGATGGTGGGGTTTGGTGGAGAGCACCTATAAATGCTTTCTGTGACACTCTGGACGCTCCTGAGGTGGATATACACGACCTTGTGTTGTGGAATAGTTTTTCTTCTCATATCAGCGTAACAATCTTTGAGCACATGCGCGGTATGTCAATGACATATATTAATCGCCGTAAAGAAAAAGTTGATGGCAAGTACATGTTTACTCTTGACTGGCATAACCCTGATGTGAATCTTCTTGATACGGGTTATTCTGTAAATCCGGGTCAACATAAGTGTGGTCATGTAATTTTACGCAAGGATGGTAATTTTGCCATCCAGCCAAATAACAGGGTTAGGCTATGGGATCCTTCTTATACAACGAAGAAGGGTGATAGTTTGATTGAAAGATTGATTAATACAAAAATTTGGGATGTTGAAGATGGGGATAAGTGGTTGACATCGGATGATGACAGGTATGATTATGATATTGTTTCTAAAGGCGATTAGTCAGTGCTCGATTATCTCAGCGGTGGAAATGTAGTGAAAAATATACCGTCAAAGGAGTGTTATAATAAAATATGACTATTTTAGAAAAGAAATCCATTTTACCAGAGAAGATGGAAAACTATATTTACAACACACTAACATCAAAAGAATTCCCGTGGTACTACCGTGATAATATTTCCTATACGGAGGTAACGCCAAGAAACATTAATGAGTACGGTTTTGTGCACATGATTGACTATTACGGGAATGCTACCGGGAATGGATACCTTGATAGTTTTAATGATTTAATTAAATCTACTATCCCAATTTTTGAAAAAGAATTCAATATTCAGTACAGTTCAATCGGAAGAATCCGGATAGGGCTACAGACAAAAGTTTCAGAATCTTCCGTTTTGTATAAACCGCACACCGATTCTCGCAGGCCGCATTCTTCTGTCATCTATTATGTCAATGATAGCGATGGTGATACTATATTCTACAAAGGACAAAGTTATCAAGAAAATGTGCGAATAAAGCCAGAAAAAGGCAAAGCTATATGTTTTAATGATTCATTGTTTCACGGCGGCAGTAGTCCTGTTGTGAATTCAAAAAGAATTGTTATTAATTTTTTGTTTAGGAAATAAATTATCAAATAAAATACAATAACGCCCGATTAGCTCAGCGGTAGAGCTCTTCACTTGTAATGAAGGGGTCGGGGGTTCGACTCCCTCATCGGGCTCAAAGGAGGATGAAAATGTCAAAACAAGATAAGATTACACATGCAGTGTATTTCACACTTCATGCAATTACAATTGCTATACTGTTGATCAAGTAATGAAACTATTTAATTTTAAACACATTGTTCGTTTGTACAAGATGAACCGCATATGGGGTGATAACTCTTTTATAGCAGCCTATTACGCTTTACGGGGTAAAGGGTTGGTTGCGGTGTTTAGAAGTAAAGAATAATACTTTGGCGAGTAGCTCAGTAGGCAGAGCAGCGGACTGTTAATCCGCTTGTCGTAGGTTCGATCCCTACCTCGCCAGCTTATGATGTGGATTTGGTGGTTTGCTCAGTTGTTTCTAATTTTTATTACGGATGTGTCAATTCATCTACTTACGATAGCCTTGATCATTGCCGTTTATAAGAATCGGCGGTCACTTATAAAGTGGCGAAAAACGGGTAAATACTAACTAAAAGAGTTTGCTTGTTTGTGGCTGTTGCGGGTTTATGGTTCAATGAATATGCATTCGCCCGGGCATTCTTCGGCGGCTTCGATCACATCTTCCAACCGATCATCGGCAAAAGATGCCAAGCCAGCTGCGCCTTCGGGGTTTCCCACAGATGAGGCAAATATTTTGTCCCCTTCGCGTACATATGCCAAACCGTCGGGCATCATCGTAAACACATCGGGTGCTATCTCGGCGCACAGTCCATCTCCAGTACATAGGTCTTGGTCAATCCAAACTCTCATTAGCTTGCGTTCTTTGATTTACAGTTTTTATGACAGTGACAACCTTTTGATTTTCTCCACATCCAAAAATGGTGGACAGCCATTAATGCCATCAATGCCCACATTATGTTCATTTCGCTAATCATTAAAAAATTAGATGTAGATGAGTGATCGTGATTCATATGGTCAATCCAAACTTTCATTTACCGTTGCGCTTGGCAAGGAGGGCATCGAAGTCTTTGATTTTGGTTTCGCCCATGTATCCCCATGCGTAGCCTTCTTCGATGAGTTGTTCGTTCAAAGATTTATCGGCCCCATCCAAATATACCCAACCCAAAATGCGCCCGTATTTCTCGGTGCTATCGGGGAGCTCCGTTTTTATAACAACCTTTTTGGCGCTCTCCATAGAAACCTTCACTTTATTTTTAACCTCGAGCCCCAGAGCCTTCTCTCGGAGGTCTTTGGTGCGTGACTCAGGGGTGTCTATTCCAGCCAGTCGGACTCGTTGTGCGAAAGAGATATTGAACCCCAAATCAATATCCACATCAATCGTATCGCCATCAACGATTTTAGTCACCTTCTTCACATTGTATTCGTACATACAAATATTATACCATGCTATACTTTATATCCTCTATGCCACACTACGATTACACCTGTACCCTCAATCATAGGTATGCTGAACAAAGATCAATTCTGGAAGATATTCAACCCGAAAATTTAATATGTGATATTTGTGGGAATCCCCGCAAACAAATCTATTCCCCTCCCGTAATTGAACTCAAAGGATCCGGCTTCTACCGGAACACCCGTAAATAGACCCAATCATTATTACTATCCCGCAAATATCTATCTATGTATACTGATAGAGGCAGCGAAAGCTAACCTTAGGACCGTTATAGGTGCAGATGCCTCTGGGCTCAACCCCAGGGGCATGTGCATGTGTAGCGGTCTTTTTTATTCTCCCCCAAACTTTTATACTCCTATACCCGCCCTGAACCTTCCTATCCAAAATTTTAGTACACATTTTATGAGTGTTACTTTGCATTTTTTGTTGTTGTTAATTTCCTCTGTCGGAGGGGGTCAATCCCTAGAAGGTTGACGGTCGTACAACGGTGCGCTTAGCACAGAGTTGTACAACCGTTTGTTGGGTGAGGGGATGTATTTATATTGAATGCATATTTGCGACTTATTTGATACATTGTATTTGCCAACGAGATGCCCAGTCATCTCTGGCAAGGAGAGAACAATGAATACACAAGGCATGAAGGCCGAGGGTTTAGCAGGGGCGCGAGTGTCTCACTGCTTCGGTTGGCTATCACAGGTTGCCGAAGTTGCACAGCAACACGATACCAGCATGTCCACTGCAATTGGCCTTGATCAGATTGGTGATGTTATCCGCCTTGAGTCGATCAAGGAGGACTTGACCACTGCGATCAACGAGGCAACGATCCTGTTGGTTGATCTCAAGGCTCGTGCAGAGGTCATCAGTCAGATGGCGAAGGACTTGATGTAAGACCCTTCGGGGCTTTATTCCTACAACACATGAAAGGAGATGAATAATGGATATCAACATTGACCCGCTTACGGCAATGATGATCATGGTGATCTGGGGCGCAGTCACCATGGTCAAGACATACCTACGCAAGTAAGCAGAGAGGGGAGGGGCTTCGGCTCCTCCCCTTTTTCTTTGCCCCGAACACCATGCACACAGCACACATAGGTCTCACATCTTTAATATCCATGAGCCGACACATGCTGTGTGCTTGGTGGGCGACGGTGCGCCTAGCACAAGTTGCACTCCAACAATAAGGCTTGCAGCATGATTCCATATTGAATACACATTTGGCTCTCATTTGATAATGTTCATTGTGTCAAGGCGATCCCGCCCTGACAGAGAGGGAGACATGAACGAATACACAATGGCTCTTTGCCTATTCGTGTTCGGCACCGCGTGTGTCGTGATCGGCTGGGCAATCGGGCGAGTAGAGGCGAAGCAAGAGTACAAGACACGCCTCGAAGATCAGCACTACCAAATCCTTGACCTGTACAAGCAAAGGGATTTGGTTGCCGAACTCTGCTTACAGAGCCAAGCGGAGATGATGAGGGCGGGCGCTGAACCCCTCACCTTTGAGGATATATTCGGCTCCAAGCAATAATCCCCAGCAAATAGACCCCAAGCCTCACCCCCGAGGCTTGGGGTTTTTTTGTTGCCCCAACACCAATCTTTCAGCACATGATGTACCCGTATGTTTCATACACATTCACACCTCACATGCTGAACGGTGGTGGGCAACGGTGCGCTTAGCACAAGTTGCACTCCAATGATAAGGCTTACAACGTATTATCATATTGAATACACATTTCCTTCTCATTCTGTAAGGTAGTTGTTGTCAAGGCAACCCGCCAAGACAGAGAGGAACCAATGCAACATTGGGAAGTAAATGGTAGCGGTACGGTACAGAGCCTCTGTACCGATGGGAATTACTTTGAGATACATACTGTTCCTAGACAGCATGACTCAGAGCCTAGTTATGTCGTCTTTCACCATGAGTATGACAACTTCATGGATAAGGTTGGCGATGTAATCGGTATCTTTCACAGCAAGGATGTAATGAACGCACGGGTGTGGTCACGCCTGCGCTGTCAGGCACTCCGTGCTGATAAAGAGTTGGAATTGTTCACAGCCGTAAGGCAAGATGTTCTCAAGAGGCTTCATAGTCTTGAGAAAGAGCAAGACCGCTACAAGATATACAACGATTGACAAGCAATCCAGTCCCCCAAGCCTTCGGGCTTGGGGGATTTTTTTGTGCCCGAACTCCATTCATACTGTGCAGCCAAATGTTCCTTGTTTAATACATTCTTGCTACACAAGATGAATGGTGGGCAACGGTGCGCTTAGCACAAGTTGCACTCCAGCGGAAAGGCTTACAGGGTATCCCTACATTGAATACATATTCCTCTCTCATCCTGTAATGTTCATTCTGTCAGCGATACTCCTAACCCCGCTGGCAGGGAGAAACAATGAAACGAACAGAACAACCCTTGCGCGTTAGTCACCCCGTGACGAAAATGACGCTTGAGGAACAATTCATGGTTCTCGCAACAGCGCTGAACCGTGCTACTCAGCAAGGCAACGCAAGCGCAATGAACGGACTGGCAGTCATGCTCAAGTCCTACGAGCGCAAGATTGCCGAGCAAGGCAAGTAACTTCCACTCCCAGTCCCCTCAAGCCGAAAGGCTTGGGGGGATTTTTTTTGTCCCAACACCAGCGTTTCAGCACATACTATGCCCATATATTTCATACACATTCACACCTCACATGCTGAACGGTGGTGGGCAACGGTGCGCTTAGCACAAGTTGCACTCCAGCAGGAAGGCGTATGGCATGTTCTCACATTGAATACACATTCTCACCTCATCGGGTAATGTAAGAGATGTCAAGGACAACCCATTCCCCCTTGACAAGGAGATAGCAATGACATACAGAACAGAACTTCCAGGGGCACTTACAGTCGCCTACGATTCAGTTGTTAAAGTTGCCAAGCAACTGAAAAACAACTTCATTAGCCAAAGCGAGATGGATGCCCAGATGCTCAGCATCTTGTTGGACATGAAGGTTGCCTTGCGTAAAGAGTTCATCGGTGACTTGCAGGACAAGTTGAGCGACATTGAGCAGTTGTTCACAGATGTTCAAGGCTCAATTGAGGAATTGGATTACTTCGTAGAGTGATCGTTCCTTCCAACTCTCCCCTCGCCTTCGGGCGGGGGGAGAACCCCGACCGGACTGTGCTGAGCATTTCTCAATATTTAATGCATATAAAAATTCTCTTCACATTCTGCTGGTGGGCGACAGTGCGCCTAGCACAAGTTGCACTCCAGCGACAAGGCTTACAGCTCACAAACATATTGAATACATATTCTCATCTCATTCGGTAAGGTTCATTCTGTCAAAGCATTCCCGCTTGACACGACAGAATGGAGATACAATGTCAATAAGCGTAGATATGGTAACGGTGCTTACCGAGACCTGCCATCATTGCGGACAGATGGGGAAGGTTACAATGTCCGCCTCAGAATACTTCGCTGGTAAACAGCGGGTTGAGAATGGCGAACTAATCCAGTATGCCTTCCCAACATTGTCGGCAGACATTCGCGAGCAGATGATCTCAGGCACTCACCCTGAGTGTTGGGATGCAATGTTTGCTGATGATGAGAGTGATGAGAACTAATGAGCCCGCAATTACTGGAAGAGATCCTGCACGCCGTAGCAGACCTACGGATACCCAAGACTGACGGGGTAATCATTGAGGCTCTCAAGATACCCCGTGAGATATTCCAGCAAGACGGTGAAGAGTGCCGTAAATACAAGCGGAGTGTTGAGCACCAGATACGCACTCACCCCGCTATCAAGCCAGTATCTGTCCGCTGGACAGTACACGGTGACTGCTACCTTGAGAAAGCAGTATGAAACTTCCCCCTCGTGCCTTCGGGTGCGAGGGGGTTTTTTCATGCCCAACACCAGCCTTTCAGCACATGATGTACCTATATATTTCGTACACATTCACATCTCACACGCTGAATGGCGGTGGGGCAACGGTGCGCCTAGCACAAGTTGCACTCCAGCAGAAAGGCGTACAGCTCACAAGCATATTGAATACATATTCTCATCTCATATTGTAAGGTTATATCTATCAGCGATTACCCTACCCCGCTGATAAGGAGAAGCCATGAAAAAAGTAAAGCCTGGATCAGTAGAAACATTGGAGAGCATTATGAAAAGAAAACGGTTAGCAGACCCTTATCTGAAAAAATGCACTAAAGCGGTTACACAGACCACTGCCGTTGTCGTTACTGAACGCCCAGTGAAAAATACCCAAAACGAACGGCAGAAGCTTCGTGCCCGTATTACCGTTGCTAGTCAAGGTAAGCGGTTGTCAATAAACTTCGCCCCTACCCAGGATATCCTGCCCGATATAAAGAGTGGGCAAGTAGTTGCGGTGCTAACCATTGGGAAGCCCCGTAAGATATATCCATAAGATCGCTTCTCCAGCGAGCCCCTCAAGCCTTCGGGCTTGGGGGGTTTTTTTTTGCCCTGAACTCCGATCACCATTTGGCGGTGGGGCGACGGTGCGCCTAGCACAAGTTGTACAACCGCTGATTGGATGTAAAGATATAAATATATTGAATACATATTCTCATGCCATTGGATATAGTAATTGTGTCGCCAACAATACCGTTGGCGCAATAGTGAATGGAGATACCTATGAAAGTAAACTTGGCAGACTTGACCAACTTGGTCAAGCGTGGCAGGCAGGGTGTAGTTGACCTACAACTACAGGCTGAGATAGAAGCAATTGACCCGAACGAAGTCGGGGCAGGGTTCATTTACCCTGACGCTCAGGGCGACCCGAGTGACGATGACTTCCTCAACCATAAGAACACTTGGCGTAATCGTGTTGCGAAAGCAAGCGATGCGGTACAGCGCGAAACAAGCGTGTTGTGGACTACCGAGGGTGAAATGGTCGTGACGCTCAAGGCTAAGAAAGTCAAGGGCAAGCGCAAGTAGTTGTATCTCCCACAACTACAAGGATACAAGGGCTACGGCATACGCCGTAGCCCTTTATTCGCTGTTGTTCACTTTGTGCTAGGCGCACCGTGAACAACAGCCGGAGTGAGAGCTCATGTCGTATATTTTTAATACAAATTTCTAATCTCTCAAGATACGCGGTGGTGCAACGGTGCGCCTAGCACAAGTTGCACAACCGCCATAAGGGTCGCAAGGCCTATTCGAATTGAGTACGGTCTCATATTGTGTTTGATATAGTGATTGATGTCGCCAACATCCCGTTGGCGCATAAACAAAAGGGGATACAATGTCAGACCGTAAAATTAACCTATCCGATCTAACCAATTTGGTTAAACGGGGTAGGCAAGGCGTTTTGGATCTCGTATTAAAAAACGAGATTGAGGCGATTGACCCAACCGTGTTGGGCGAAGGCTTTAAGTACGAGCCAGCGCAAGGTGACCCATCAGATGATGAGTTTGTCAATCACAAAAACACTTGGCGCAACCGTGTCGCGAAGGCTTCCGAAGCCTGCGGACGCGAGACATCAGTATTTTGGACTACTGATGGCGAGATGATCGTAACGCTTAAGCCCGTCAAGGCTAAGCGCAAAAAGTAATCTCGCATAAGCGTTACTGGATAAGGGGCTACGGCAAACGCCGTAGCCCCTTTTTCGGTGTTGTTCACTTTGTGCTAGGCGCACCGTGAACAACACCTATTTGGAGACCTATACAAATCTCAATTTAGTACAAATTCTCAATCTCTATTCATATAAAGGGCGGGTGGTCCAAATCCAAATGTATTTGCATTTGTACACCCGCGTTTATTTATATGTTTTTATCAACATTTTTAATACAATTACTAATTATGATTATTTATTTATATATGTTTATACAAATGTATATTTATTTACTAGATGGCTGGGGACAAATTTTTTTAGGGGGGATCAAAGGCTCGATCAAAGGCTGGATCTATTCAGTGATCAGTCTTAGTAAATTACAAGGATGTAATCAAGCCATCTATCAGTGTGTATACAGACACATTTAACCCCCGATTATTGAAGGCCATATAAAAGACCACAATAAGAAGGATAATAAGATAAATAAATAGATCAAACCGGGTTGAAAGGTGTTATATCTCTATTATCTATAGGGGATAGACAGACGTTACTAATTATGAGCCTTTTTACCCGGATTTTACCCAATTGTTGACCATTTTGATCAACTTTTAACTATATTTATGCCTATTTATATCTATTTATTAGGGCATTTTAGACAAAAAAAAGCCCAAGAATAAGCTATTTTAAGGCCTATTCCTGGGCTTATCTCTGGTGATATATCAACTATATATTATTGATATCCATATGGTATGAGAATGATATGTACATGATATGAACTGGTTTCTATTAGAATATATAACAACAGAAGTGGAACATAGAACTTACTAACTCTATAGGTTTTTGGGTATTTTCCAGATCTATTCTGTTATTGGATCAGAGGGTTATTCCATTAACAATATTCCTTTATCTATTAAGGTGGTCTGGTATCATTCCTTATCTCTGAACAAAGACACTATGTTATCCCCGTTTTCTTTTCCTATATCATCCCGGTAAGTAGGATGACTTAGGGCTTTCTCTATCTTTATCTTCAGATCTAGGAACATCATTGTTTTTTTATTCAATACTTTATCAAAGAAATAAAGCACTCCTTCATTCCGCCCATAATCCTTACATAGCTCTTCCATTTTAAATTCAATTTCCTGAATTTCTAAAGATAGAAGAGTTAATTCCTTTTGCATTTCATCTACCTGGTTAGTCATTATTTTTTCGTCACCTTCCGATCGATATGTATATATTTATCCTTAGTATTATTTATAAATAATATTGGGGATAATAGTTAGTTAAATTGGCCTATTTTGTTACTCACAATCATGACCAAATGCAGCTTCTTCTTCATTCAACATTTTGTCACATTCAAAGCATTGATCATAAAAGAATTCACCAGTTTCGATATCTTCATATACCTTAACCGCATCCATTTTTATAACTCTGTATTTACTTTTGTCCATAATCTAATCTCCAATCATTTCCCGAAAGGTCTGATAGTCATATCAAACCAATCACTAGTATCATGTGTATGACCATATTCATTACCTAAATCTGTTCTATATTCTTTTACCAATTCCCGCAAATTATCGAGAATACCATAAATTTGCGAATAATCAGGATGACTTGTAATTACCAACCCAATACGAGTATGTTCAATATCTTCAACAAAACCCCGCACCAAAGCAATACCAGATTCAATTTCCTCTAAAGTCAATTCCATAGCCATAACTAATCTCCTCTCCTTTTCCGGGATCATATTAATCCTTTTCTAAATGCTTGTGATAATGCCTTTTCTGCCTGCCATAGTTGTTATATTTATCCACACCTTTCTTTGTATAAAAATGTATGGCAACATACAAAGCCAAAATGGTACCAAGTATTACTTTCATTATTACCTCAACTTCCAATAAGCAGGGCTATTATGATAGCCCCGAATAATCCGAATATAAAACTTATTAACATTACTCACACCCCCGCGCAAACTTTCTGTTTACGATATATTTGCCTTTCCCAATATAGATCCATTGCCAACTTATGACAATAGGCCCGGGCATGTTCTAATTTTTTATAAGATTTCACAAAGTCACTCTTATTCGTACCAAAATACGCCCAGATTTGCCAATCTCCACTATCCCTGTATTCACGAATAACAGAGTATTGATATTGGTCAGTTTCAAGCCAATTTTTTGGATAAACATAATTTGTCATAAATCCCTACTTTCAAGTTTAACAAAACGCTCTTTTTCTAAAACTTCATAAAACCCATTCTTAACAACTATCCTTTGATGTTTGCTACAGCAGGATTCATTATTATATTTACTCAAAACCGTTGTGCAATCTATATAGCAACACAAGCCAGAATCGATCTTGTTTATATCAAAACCGACATTTTCCAGCTTTCTCTTTAAACGAGTAGATTTACGGTTTCTTCTTTTTTCGTTATAGCTTTTTCTGAATTCTTCATCATGCTTCATCCTTTCCTTTGATCGGTAATAATACTGATTCTGTCTTGATGCTGAACTCATTCAAAATGCCTCCATTTGTATCTATAAGCCTGTGATTTCGTTTTTAAAGGTTAATTAGGGTAATACGGACTAATTGGCATAATATAAAAGCTTTCCGTCATTTCTTTATTCATGCCAAATAGAGCGCCTGGCCCATTACCTTCTTCATCTTGAGATGGATAAATAACTGAACCATCATCAAGAACTAAAGCAACACCTGTATGTGGACTATCACCCCAATATTCTTTTTCAACAATTTTCTTATCCAAGAATTTAACTGCTACTATCTTTCTTCCAACAACTTCCATATTTATACCCCTGCTTTCATAGTTTTTATTGAATTAACAATTTGCCTTACAGCAAACTCATCTAAGACAACTTTATTCTGGTCGTCAATCATGTAATTAAAACGCTGATCAGTTACATCCTGTAATTCTAATGTTATATCTAGAATTGCTTCTAACATTTGACCATTAGTACGAGTATCCATAATATCTTTATCTTCCTGATACATTAGATGTATTGACTTCCAATACTTATCCAATTCTCCTTCATTAGCTTCAGAGAAATCCGGGCCATTAGATACTTTATATTGATATTCTAAAAGAATATCGGCATAGTTATCATCACAACCAATTGCATCTTTAACCATGCCTCTCCAATATGGATTACTCATGACACTACTGCTTCCTTTTCGATATAATAAGGACAACCAGAATCATCAGCTAAGCCAATTTCTTCATTCATAATTCTAGTCAATACATCTACTGCTGTAAGATAATCAATAGTACTAAAGTCAATAGAAACATTTTCATCATCCCATTCTGCTCCCTCTTCATTAGCAGAATCTAAATCACCATATTCTTCCAATAGTAGATCAGGATATGTATATGGCTCATTTTCCATCAGCCATTTCCAAATACAACGATCATCACCGTAATAAAGGTTTCTTCCTTCGTGATATGTGAATCCTAAAAACTCATTTGATGTTTGCTCAAACATATTTATATGTGCCATAGGTTCATCATCAATTAACCATTCAGGTGCTTTCCAATTATTAGCAATTGCTGTAGCAAAACCTGCAATGCAACCCATTGAGGTACAATTAAAAATATCAGTACCTGGGATGACAGAAGTAATTCTACTTGCTTCATATTCACTAGCCAATCGACCACGATTGAATACTTCAAATTCTGAATAATCACCAGTAAGTTTTCCAAGGAATACAGACATATTAAACTTTGTCTTCCCATCAAACTTAATTGCTTCAATTAATTTATTTATATTTTCCTTATTCATTATCAATCCATCCTCCATTTTCGGTTATTGTTAGTGATATTATGTCGTATATTAAACTTTGGTAATACTCAGTCATACCATCAAATTCAGATATAACCTTTCCCCAAGCTTCTTCTTTTATTGCTGCTTGATTACCATGCTCAAACAATTCTTTAGACCACCATGCGATACAAATTTCCTCATCTTGATCTAAATACTCTGAGAGCATCTTTACTGCTTCCTTTACAGTTGTCATATTAAAATACCAATGCTTCCTGTACTCTTAAGAAATCCAAAACCTGTAGCCATTTCGTATCATTAAGCGTACCTAAATCAAGGAAATCTTTTTCTAATTTATCATTCAGCCCAAGGTCTGCTAATTCTTTTACATAAGAGACAAACTCAGGTTTATCAGTTGGAAAATGAGCAATCTGACCTGTGAGAGGATTCCTTACATAAACAAATTCAGCATCTTTGCAAGGAATCAATAAACTATAATTACCGTTAATCGCTCCTTGGATCAATTGCTCTTGCTCTGTCTTTTTGTCTACTTTAACTGCAGCTTTTTTAGTTGCCATTATTAATATCCAATCTTTCTTGTAGCATTTGTAATATCCTTGTATCTTCTTCCATAATTTTGCCTTCCTCTAGCTTTATCCACTCACCAGTTCCCATATTAAAGACCGGGGTGGGGTAAAAGACTTCAACATTTTCAAGATCTAGATCAAAATTAATTTTGTCTTCTTTATCAATCCATCCCTTTACAATAAAGTGATGTTCTTTTCTATGGATATCTCCATGTCTAATTCCGCTCATCATATTCCTTTCTTTGCATCTTGAAAAGAATACTCTTTGCTTCATCCATAGCTAGATAGATATCGTGGAAAACCATATCTAAATGATTTCCATCTTGATCATAAAGGTCAAACCAAGGATTCATAATTACTTGCGAACCCTCTTCAACTTCATCAAAGACATCTGCTAGATCACTATCGTTATTAATATCATTGTTTCGCAATTCCCAACAATCAGTTATTGTTTCTCCATTGTGTTCAAGACGCATATCACCATCACAATAGATAGCAATAAACTTATCTTTGAGATCAACATTGGTAACTGTCATTACTAAGTTTGATGTTTGACCTTCACAATAGAATTCAGGAGAAGATATGTCTTCTCCTACATCAAATTTTGTTTCATACACTGTTATTGCGCTCATTTGTTATCCTTTCATTAGTTTTTTAATCATTACATATAAACATGCCGTTTTCATCAAAAACATCATCGTCTTGATCAAAGTCATTCAGCGAATCTTCCCAATCTTCAACAGGTACATTGTCATGAATGACTTGTAATTTCTCTAGCATAACAGTATTAACTTTCCAATGACTAACTGATTTATAAACGGCATCATATACCCATGGATCTCTCACTGATTTTGTTTCAAACTCATCACTGTAGAATTCTTCTTTTATTAAACAACCAACAGCACATTGCATAACATCTAAATGTCCAGAACCTACATCATATCGATAAAGACATTCATCAGTGTTAGGATTAATTGATCTTGCTTTTTGTTTTAAAAGATGATCTTTGACATATTCAAACACATCAAGATCAGTGCTTAGTTCATCTAATGTTTTCATGATTTAACCTTCCCATATTTTATTTTTGTAACAATATCATTAGCCCATCTTTCAATATCTTGATGAGCAGTTTCACCAAGAAATGCATTCTCCCAGAAATTACCATTTAGTTTGTCAGTAATTTCAACCCTTTGATATGCACCGCCCATGATCTGTTTCTTATCTATTCCATAATTGTATTCTGCATCTGCTTCAAAATAAACAGCTTCGATATGCCATTTATCAAATGGCGTATTCTCTCGGTGTTCAACAACATTTGTTTCATACCAATCTGAAACTTTTGGATACTTCTGTGCCTGACTAGGTTTAATACTCATTTAAATACCTCTCTTTGGAATTCTTCTTCTAGTTTCTTTAAACGATATTCCATTTGTGAAGCCGTAAGATCAATTGTTTGATTACGCTTTACATTCTTAACCCATTGACTTCTTGTAATAGAAGAATGGTTTGTAATTAAACCAATATACTTAACCAATTCTTTTGCTTCCAATGGCTTGTTTTCATAATTATCTGTTTCTTTTACATATTCTGATGTAAGGTATGCGCCATATATTTCCTCACACAGTTTCAATCTTGCGTACCATTCACTTACATTTTTATAAGTAATTGAACCAAGAGCAACCATTCCGCCAGAAAATATCAAACCTTTAAGTCTAGGTTTAACATCTGTGTATTTCTCACCAAACTGTTGATACTCTTGATAAGCAATATCAAAGTTATCTTTGTACATTTCAATTTTTGATATATCATATGTCAATGGCATGTTATTTAATTTCCTTTTCTTGTTTAGTTTCCGACCATTCAGTACCACACACTCTACAAGAGTAATGTAATTTATTTCCTAATTCCCCAAGAGGAGAGTTATCAAACTCACACATTGGGCATAAAGATATTTCACTATCTACACTCATAAACACTCCTCAATCATTCTCTTTATATGTATCAGGGTCATACCCATTAACTTTTAGCATTCCCCATACTTCATCGAGGCATTCACCATCAGTAATAAGTTCACCCGGCTGTGTAATTATTTTTATTATTTTTACAATTATATCTTTATCATTCATGACTTATGCTCTACTGTTTTATAAACAATTACATTGTCAAATTTACCTGCTCCATACTTTGTAATTAATTTTGCTTGTTCAACTGCATACTCCTGTGTTGAGTTCAGAGTTCTTACTTGAATTACTGAATTATCTTTTAGAATAATAATTGCATACTTGTCTTTATTTTTTTTCATATTATTCTTCTTCCTTTGGTTGTGTCATTGTTTTATATGCTATTGTGAAAAGTTTAAACTCTTCAATTTCCTCATCACTTAGTGAACACTCTTCTCCTGTCTCGTCTATTTTTGTATAAACAACATCTCCTGAAACGAAATCATTAAAGCCTCCCAATGTTTCTCTAAATTTCAAAAGATTCCAATGCCACCATTTAGTAGCAAGATTATTAACTTCCTTGCTAAACTTGCCTTCTTCATTGATATAATAACCACTGTGATTATTATGATCAACATCTATCCATTCAATATAGCCATCAACAATTGATTGCAATTTGTCGAGATCACAACTCTCCATTTCAATTATTTCATAACTATCGTTTTCTTTAATCACAATTGCTTTCATAACATAACTTCCTTTCTGTTGGTTACTGAACTCCAGTTATTTTGATGTTGTTAAGATCATGAACTTGAGTATATTAAAAAACGGTATAAAAAGAACTAGGCAGAAAATATTAAGTCGGATACTAATGAACAGACACGACACTTTGACAAACTATAAAAGAATCATATTTTTATAATTTGCATATTTCCCTTAGGCAGAAAGGTTTAAGCTTTAGCCTAGTTCTTTTTATACCGTTTTCTAGTGCTTCCGATAGGAGTCGAACCTATACTCTACTGATTAGAAGTCAGTTGCTTTATCCATTAAGCTACGGAAACATATATTATATACTGGGAGTAAAAGTAGGTTCGCAATATTCTATTGAATAAAGGCAATCACCCCCAGTATATAAACTTGTTACTTTAGTTTTGAATTCTCCAATTCAATAACTTACCTTCTGTATTATCAAGAAGGTATTTAGCGACCTTTAAATTACAATCTACATCAAATAGACCGTCTAATCCGGTACCACAAACTTTCTTTGTTACTGACCTCCAGCAACTATTTATTTGTACCAGGCCTCTATCAATAGAACCATTTTTATTTAAAGTCCATATTACTTTACCATTAGAATCAAATTTTGCATTTATTGCTTCTGGATTACAACCGCTCTCTCTCCATGCAATATATGAAAATACATCAACAGGCAAACCATATTCTTCAAATTTAGATTCCCATTGTGGGCATCTTTTCTTTGGATCACTAGGCACTCGACTATCTCTAATCTTATGCCTAACACTCTTAACATCATTATACTTCACAGTAGAAGTATCAAATAATGGTACCATTACTTTATCTTCAATTGCAGTTTCAACATTAGCACTATAGGCAACTGTGCCCAAGATACCAATGTATACACTCATTACTATTCCTATTAAAAAACCTTTTGTCTTCATTTTGCCTCCATAGTTTAGGTTTTGCGATTTATTCGCATTAGCATAGCTTTAGATGCAAAACAACGGCAACCTACAAAATTAAACCATTGCTTTACAATTTTTTTATTTTATAAATAACCTCCATAAAAAAGTTGATTAGTTGTCAGAAAGATCTTCAAATTGCTTAATCAATTCCGCCGTATATGAAGGGCTGAGTGCTTTAATTTCACAAAGCTCTTCTCTTATAGACGCATAATGCAATGCATACCTGGAAAAGTATTCTTCAAATGAATCGTCATTATCAATCGATAACATTTCAATGAGCAATTCGCAATGCACCAGCATACCAAGCAGTATACCGGGAATAAAGCCTGGATCATCCAATTCATCTTTATATGTTGAAAGCAAAAGAGCCAGGTTAACATATTTAGCATCAGGTTCATCACGATTTGCGAAAGCACTTATTATTTGCATTGCATAGTCTGTATATAAGGATTCTTCTTTTTGATTAGTCATAGTTGCCTTTCTAACAATATTCTATCAAATATATCACACATTAATTTAATTAGCTAAATCTCTTCAGCTTCAATTTCATTCATAATTTTTTTGTTCATTTCAATTATATCAGATGGGACTTCGCCACGAGACACTAGATCGTTATGGTGAGATATGTTTTTAGTAATCTCTCTTGCAGTAGCAGAGTTCGGATTGTAGAAATATTCTTTAACATGACCAGAGACTTTCTCTCCAACATTGTATTCAAATATTCTTGCATACCAATTATCTGGTTTAAACCCGTGTTGCCTTTCACATATACGATTGGCCTTAGAAACAGCTTCCATAACAGTATCTGTATCTTCAATAGTAATTGCGTATCTGAACTCAACGATATAGTATCCATCAAATTTTGGCATTATTTCTTACCTCCTATATACAATAGAGAAAGAATTATTGGCAACATAATGAAATAAGAGGCAAATAAAGCCATTCCTCCAATCAATATTATTAAGGATAATATTATCCAACCAGTTCTTTCCGACATATAATGTACTCCTTTTCTTAATCAATAGGACTAAACGTAAATAAGCCTGGGATAGCAATAAGAAACTTAGTGCCATTATCAACTGGAACCGCTGTTGAATCTATTGCAATATCTTCACTTGAATGAATCTTGTATGCTTTCTTTCCCAAAGACATTATGAAGCAATCTAATGGATCGCACCAGCTAATTTTATAACTGACACTACCCAATTCAGAAAGGCTTTCTAATGGTATATGTATACCGCCCTCTGTGTATTGAATCAATGGCTGACGATAGAATTCGCACATTAATTTACCAATTCTTCTATCGGCTAAATCCCTAAACTTTCTGCCTTCGAAATTACCATCTTGATAGCCAGTTGAATAGTGATCATATTCATGGATCAAAGTACCCACAATTTCTTCAATTGGAGCATTGGTTATATGATTTTTTTCAATCAACATTTGTTTACCAGCTGCGCCATTGTTAATGGTAAGGCCCAAGACAACATCTACTTGCTTTGAAATAAAGCAAGCAATGTTATGCCTTTCTTCAGCAATACCACTATCAAATCTTGCTGCAATCTCTATTGCCTTGATCAGCTTTGGATACTTTTCAATTTCCGTATCGATATCATAATTGACTGCCTCACCGGCGATTGATTCCAATGTATCAACATTTGCTTTCTTCAAAAGCTCATACATGAATTCCACTGGCTGTATTTGATACTTCATTCCTTTTTCTTTAACGAAATGAATAATCGCGGAGCTAAGTGATTCTTTACTGGATAGCATAATGCAATTATCTCCATAAAGATCATGCCATACATCACACCAAACATTTGATACATCAGCAGATGAAATTAAAGACGCGCTCAAACTCCACTCATGAACATCTTCACCAAGTAATGATGAACGAATATATTTAGCAATAACTTTTTTGTCATTACATTCAGCAATGCCGTTAGAGATCATATAATTCATTTGCCATTCATCAGCAACGGTTCTCATTTCATTAAGTCTAACCGCCTGTAATTCGTAATTGAATATACAGCTAACTTCTTCATCTGAATGAACAAGAACAGATTTACTATACACATAGAACTCTGAATCATACGCATTATATATATTAAACGATCTGTAACCACTTCCATTGGAATAGATATAATCTCTCTCATTCAGAAAGTACTTATTGTGATGATTAAAGATATCCATTAGGGCAGGAGATGCTGTTATATATACAGAAAACACACCCAATTCCGGAGCAATGTCTTTCTCGTCAACAATTTCTTTTGTCCAAGAAGTATCTGTTAGATTAGCTTCGTCAATAGCATTGGCTACTGCTTCCCTGTAGATTTGGAAAGAGTTTTCCCAACTCAATACACCAGCATCAATTGTAAACGAAGATGCTTTCTTGTAATCACCATAATCGTAAACAATACAATCAACGCCATCCTCTTGTTCTACTTTATACTTAAGAGTGTAAGGGCCTTTGTTGTCATAGCCAGTGAATATCCATTCTAAACCCTTTCTCAATGCCGCAATCGGAGCATATTTAATACCTGAACCGAATTGACCAATTGAATCTGGATCATTCCTTTTAGTAGATAGCCCCAATTTCTCTAGGGCTATCCGGCTAACATTATCTGATCTATTAGATATTTTAATGTACTTAGTCATAAATACCTTTCTATTTAATTAGGGCTAATGATGTAATGAGCATATTCTTATTGTATTCCGTGTAGTTAAGAGCGTTCAATGTTTCTACTATTTCCTTAATAGTAAAAGAACGATTGACAACATCTACCCCATCAACAACAGTAACTGATTGCTTTTTCATAAAGCCTTCAATAATTGTTTCCACTGACTTAACGAATAATTGTCCAGTATAGCATTGATTTTGATAATCAAAAGATGACAGCAATTCATTTGCCAATTCAGTAGCGTCTGGCTTATCAATATAATCAGTTACTTCTCGAGCAATATCTTTATAGTCAAGTGACTCTAATACTTCATTAGCAATATTTGCAGTCTTAACATAATCTTCTAAGTCGATACTGTCAAGAACATCTGTAACCTTATCAGTCCAATCAATCTCCTCAGATACCAATTCAGCTAAATTAGACAAATCATAATTCTCAATTGCTTCCACGACTATATCTGAAAGCAAAGAAGAACCATTAATCATTTGCATTAACTGTTCTGCTGGGAATGTCATTGTTGCAACAACATCTTTATTCTTTTCTTGTATTGGTTCCATGTTTAATTTTTCTCCTGTTTTTGATGTGTAAATAACATTTCCTGCTGCTTCTGTTTTTTCAAGAAATTCTTGAGTCATTGTGAATATCCTTCCGCTATGAATTCAACATACCTGAACATAAATGAATCTTCATTAATTTTTCTTCTTGCACCGTCAAACCAATCTAAGAAAACATATTGAGCTGATTCAACAATTCCATCTTCATTAATAATTGCTTCAATATGTGATGAAGGACCACCACCACTTAATTCAATTGTTAATAGCTTCTTAATACTTGTACCGGCTGCGTATTCATAAATTGAATCTTCATCAACACCATTATCTTCAATGTGCTGAAGTATCTTTCTATCATCTTCATCTTCTTCATCAAGTTTATCGTTATCTAATACTTTAAACATCATCTCGATGTAATCATCAGCTCTACGGTATTCTTCTTCAATGCGTTCTTGGCAACTCAATTGCTTACTCATATAGTTTCTATCTCCTTTTGAAGTTCAAAATAATCATCTATGTTCGTTACATGTTTAATTTCTGTTCTTACTAAAATAAATAATTTTTCAATGTAACCAGCAAAGCCATTAAATCTTTCAATCCTAATAGCGTCATTGACCTGAATATATGATTTGCCATTTAATTCCGGACACTTCACATAATAAAATTTACTACTATACTGACCATCATTATACAAATGCATAGGGCATGCCCAACCACCACTTCTACCTGAACTTTCAACATAGTCATATCCCCATTCTTTACCAATCACTTGGCATTTATTCCAGAAGCTAGCTTTCACTCCATCATAAACATATTCATTTAATTGATAATTGAAATACATTTTGTCATTTAAAAGCGGACTTAATTGTGTATGATGATCTTTAACATTAACACCGAGATTACCTTCTTGATTAATATACTTAGGTAATACATATTCTGGGATAAAGTAACCACCTCTTAAATTCTTAAAACTGTGCAATTCTACGCTGTCCATAAATACTCCATTCTAATAGTCGATTTCAATTTCATGATCTGCCCCACAATTTGGACAAGACCACAATTTTTTATTTTTATATGATTCCATTAAGACAGTTCCATGAAAACCACAATCAACTTCTATTACATCATCAGAGTGAGTTAGATCCTCCAATGTTCTTTTTATATTTTTAACTTTTTGATCTACCCATGCTTGATATGAAGTATAACTATGATCTCTTAAGCTAGTGAATACAGTAAAAATATCTTCACTCATCTCTCTAATCATTGGCATATTTACAATAACTGCTGTAACCATACCTTCACATTCCCAATACTCTTCTGTTTCAACTCCCCCTGCTATTTCATATTCATCACCAGTAACTCCGGGTGGATAATTATTCATAATATTCTCCTTTTGTTTGAATCAACTTAAATGGGGTTGGGACACCGATCAAATATCCCAACCCCAAATCTATTATTTATTCCTTACCCATACTTGCTGAGGCAGCAAGTTCATTGGATATTCAGATAGGCGATTCTTAGTTAATCGTTGATTGTATTTATTAACAATCAAATAAGGCAGGCCTGTTGTTGTAACTTGATTACTCTTACCACTCATCATTGCTTGTGCATTTGCAATTAATGTATTTGGCTTACCAAATTTCTGCAGAGTATCTATCATTCTATCTACATCAACACTATCTCCATAGCGATTAAAAACAATCGCTACTGCGGATATAAGTACATCTCGCATATTAGATGAATTAGATCCATATGCTTCTTTAATTGACTTAAGAGATTTGTAAAGAACATCACCATCTGCATTGCGGTAAATTCTTTTAACAGTAGAGATTGCTCTGACCTTGTTATCACCAGGGCCAACTCCA